AATTTCCTATTAACTGTGATAACATCCGATTTTAAATTTGAAAATTCATCTAATATTCCAAGTTTTTGAAGAGATCCAGTCAATTTATCTTTACCAGAAAAGGCATCAATCCAAAAATCTGGAGTTACTTCAATACCTCTTAATGTAAAATTTTGAGATTTTTTTTCAATGACATAATATACAGTCCACATTGTCTCCAAAACAGTTGCAGTTGCAGCCATATTCTTTGCACCTTTCTTATATTTAGAAAAAAAGACCCCCCTTGTGAGGGAGGGTCTCTGTACAAATTTGCAAATAGTTTTCAACCTAGAATAGAATTTCTCCAATTTTCACTCATATTCACCATAATTCTTTCTGCTGCTTCTACAGTTTCAGCATATCCTTCATCTAAAAGATGTGAAAGGATTACATCGTAGAGGTCATAATCTTCATTAGTTTTCTTTCTAACGATTTCACGACTTGGTTTTTTCTTTTCTTGTGGTAGTTTTTGTGACTTTGGTGCTCCAGGGTCTCTGTTAGTTATTGTAGAAACTCTTGATTGAACCTTATCTGCGTGAGCACCAATGCCATGAGGAATAACTGGTGATATTCTACCGTATCCACCTTTCTTAGGTGCAGGAACAGTAGTTCCTGGCTTTTCAATTTTATCATCTGGTTTAGTAAACTTCTTATCAGCACCATATCCACTTCTGTCTCCTTTTTCTCCCGAAAGTTCTTTCATTGAAGGAAGAGGATTACGCTTTCTGGGCTCATAAGGTTTTACCCCAGGTGCTCTTTCTTCATCAAAAATCAATCCATTTTCTTTCATTGCATCACGAAGTTCTTCATCATATACTGCTTGATATGCAAGTGAAGACTCTACTAGAATTCTTGAATCCATTTTACCTAGAATAGTATACTCTAAGTTTATTTATAAATAAACTGATTTTTCCATTATCTGGAAAAATATATAAAATCACTTATCGTTAGGATCTCTATTTTCAGAGCGATAAACATCAAAAGCACCTTCAGGATAACGCTTACTGAGTTTTAAATAGTTACGTTCCAGAACTTCCTCAAAAGAAACATCAAGTGCCATGCAGGCTTGTGCAGCATACCACATAATATCGCCAAGTTCAATCTTCAAATGTTCTATATTATCTTCATTATAAGGTTTTCCTTGAAGAAACATTTTCTTTACAATTTCAGTAAACTCACCTGCCTCTGCACTCATACCAAATGAAGCAGTAAGAAGACGAGGAACATCAGCATCAGCAAGTTCTAATTCAGTCAAACGAGCAAAAAGTGCTGCAAAATCAGTACTTTCTTTACTTGTAGTCTGACGAACAAATTCAATATATTTTTGTGTATCTATTTTAGACATTAGAATTTAAATCCCTCAAATGATTTTTTTGGTTTTTTTTCTTCTTCATAAGTATAGTCTTCTTCCTTTCCATTGTCAATAATATCATCTTGTGCTTTTTGTTCACAATCATAAAGACGCATTTTAGCACGATCAATACCAACAACAAATCTTTTATTCATTGTTGGATCATTATATCTATTCTTCAGTTGTTTTACCATTATCTGTCCAAGTTGTTCCAACTCTTCAGTGCTAATAAGGGCAAACATAAGATCAGCAGTAGCAGGGAGACCAAAGGATTCAGAAGTATCAGTAAGTTCAACATCAGAGTTACCATAACCACTACGAGTAGTCTGGGTAGCAGAAACAATTGGAACATTAAATTCAACTGCAAGACCTCTAAGTTCTTCAGCAATAGACTTGATATATGAATAAGAATTTGCAGAACCATTTGCTTTGTGCCTGGAGGAAGCACAAATATTAAGGTAGTCAATGAAAATAATATCAGGTCTAAATGATTTCTTAAGAGCAAGTTCATTCAAAAGTGCCTTAAAATGTCCAGAGTGTGCAGAAGCAGTTGGATATTCTTTAATAATAAAAGTTCCTTGAGTTTTCTTTGCAATACTATTTACCTTAGATTCAAACATAGACCTTGGCAAATCAGTAATATCTTTAATATTAACATTCAATAAATTTGCGTCAATTCGCTCAGCAATTTTCTCCTCTGCCATTTCAAGAGTGATGTAGAGAACGTTGCGCCCTTGCAATAAGACGGAACTAGCAACGTGGCACATAAAGAGACTCTTTCCGACACCTGTACCAGCAAGAGCGATATTGAGAGTCTTAGTAGGTAAACCACCTTTAGTAATTTTGTTGAAATATTCAAGGTCAAATTCAATCTTTTGCTCCTTTTTATGGTAAGATTCGTAACGTTTTTCATAGTCTAACAGATAGTCGTGTCCGATTGCAGTATCAAAAGATACTGCTAGGGCATCAGATAAAATTGATGGAATGCTATCACGATTTTTCTTTTCGTCTTTACCATCAGCAATATGAATAGATTCCATTAGAGCCAAATAAATGGCACGGTCACGACACCACTTTTCGGTAGTATCAACTAACCAATCAAATTCTATAGGAACATCATCAAGACATTCAATTAATTGTAAGACTTGTTTAAAACTATCTTCATTAATATCTTTAGATTTCTCAACTTCAATACAAAGAACTTCTTTTGTAGCAAGTTGATTATACTTTTGAACAAAATTTAAAATTTCCTGAAATACAATTTTTTGATTCGTGTCTTCAAAATATTCTGGTTTAACGAAAGGAATAACCTTTCTTGTATATTGTTCATTATGTAAAAAATTTCTTAGAATCAAAAATTCAACTTTATCCATAACTAAATTCTTTTCGTGCTGTCTCATCAAGTGCTTGCATTACTTCAGGTGTGAAGTATTTTTCAGGATTTTTTAGAATCTCTTTTGCGTAGAGTTTCTTTCCATCTATCTCATAACGTCCAGCAACATTCTTCCAAAGTCCACCAAGTTCTCCCAATTCAAGAAGTCCATAATACTTATCTAAACCACGCTCATCATAGAACAAACGGATTTCAACATCTTTATTTTCTTTACTTAAACGCGACTTAGCAGTCTTTGCCTTGATAATGTTTCCAATGACTTCTGTTCCATCTTTTTCTTTTTTCTTGCTGAGATACACGATAGTAGAACTGGCATACTTAAGACCAGAACCACCACCCATTTCTTTTGTAGGAACATAAGCACCGATGACATCATATGTATGATTGGTTACAATCATTGGAATTTTTGCTTGACCAAGTTTAAGCGTAAGCATTCGGAATGCACCTTTTACAAGTTGAGATTTGGTCATATCTCTGACTTGCTTTTCATTCAGGGCATCAGTAATTTCTTTATCAGTAGAAAGCATACCCAGAGAATCTAACACAAACATACAAGGGTTGCGATCATCCACTGGTGACTTAAGATATATATCTACTGCTTTCAGTGCCTTATTTCTAAAGTCTTCAATTGTGACGACTCTTACAACTACAAGACGTTTCGTATCAACACCACGACTTTCTAGAAGTGATTTAGTGATTGCTGCTTCAGTATCAAAATAGAGACAATATCCACCAGGATTACTATCAAGAAAATTCTTAACGACGGCCAAACTAAAAAAAGTCTTTCCTGTAGAACTTTCACCTGCGATTGCAGTAATCTTGTTACCAGATACACCACCAAAGATACTCCCACTGACAAGAGCATTAAAGATGTATGAACCCGTATCCACATAAGTTTCAGTCTCATCAATATCTGATGCCAACTCTGTGTAGTCATCGCCAATTTCTTTTACAATATCTTTAAGAAAATCCATAATCAATCATCCTTTTTTTCATTTTTATTCAAATTATTCATCTTATAACTCCATAGTTTTTGATATAGTGCAGTATCACCCCCCAGTCTTAGAGCACTAAGAATAGTTTCAAGTTCTTTATCATTAATTGGCAATTCCATTAAGAGAAAAATAATTCAAGGTTTACAGTTTTTTCCACGTTCCATCCAATGGCATCAAGAATTGATTTGAGAGGATCTAAAAATGCTTTCTCAAATTGTAGGTCATAATCCACATATTTATCAAGTCTAATTTCTTTAGGAAATTCTGATATAAATGAAATCACATTCTCGTGAATTGGATTTGGTTTCTTTAGATATACAAACTTAATCTTTTCACCACTTTGTATTAATGAATATTTATTTGTTAGTTTTGCCTCTTTAATATAATGATTAAAGAGGAGCGCCCCACGAACGTGAATGGGTGTTCCTTTTGTATAAATTGAAGATGATGATTTATACTTGTTTGTGTCAGATACAGAACGAGGAAATGAAATTTGTTCAGGAGGAAGTTTCTTAAAGTTATTACGACACTTATCAATATAATCAATAACTTCATCTTCAGTGCCACTCATCATTAGTTTAAGAGCATCCTTAATCATCTGACGGCAAGGAGCAGGAGTTGAAGATTTAACAGCTTCAATTCCCATCATCTTGAGTTTGGGTTCAGTATATGCCACACCCTCACTATTCCATACATTAAGAATATAACGCTTCTTAGCAGTCCAGATTCCACGGTCAGCAATATTCTCACGCTTCATCTGCATCTTCTGATCATAAGCATTCACATAGGTTGCCAGTTCTTGGTAAGAACCCTCAATATACTTTTCAAGTTCCATCTCACAGATCTTATCAAGGAACGAGACAATGCTTTCAGTAGTTTTCTCTCTTCCTTTGAATACAGTTTCAACCACAGGACCCATATTAAGATAAATGGAATCGGTATCAGAAGCAATGACATAATCTACATCCTCAGTCTTAAGAAGTTTATTGATATAAGAATTCATTTTGGATTCAATCCAACGAATAGAAACCTGACCAGAAAGAGTGATTGCCTCAGCATTTGCTAGTTTATAATAACGGAAGTACTGATTGCCGATAGCACCATAAGCAGAATTAAGAGAAATCTTCTTTGCCATTTGAATGTTATTGCATCTGGCAATTTCCTTTTCCAACTCCTTTGTCTTTGTTTTTTCATATGCTTTCTTTGCATCAATCATCTTCTTTTTAAAGATAACTCTCTCATTGTACATTTTCTCCATAAGTTCAGGAAGAATTCCACGAACATCCTTACGGTACATTGCACCATTTGCACATACCGCATAATCATTATACCCATCAAAGTCAATCTCTTGATTGAGAATTTTATCAACAGTTGCAGTAGGATGACGTTCATCAACCAAAGTTTCAGGAGAAATATTATACTGCATAATCAAGTGAGGATACAGTGAGTTAAGGTCAAAGTTCACCACCCAATCATACTTACCAGGAATTGGTTCCTTTACATAAGCACCAGCATATTTTTCATTCTTTTGAGACTTATTCTTTGGTGGAATTACAATATTACGTTTCTTGAGATAATTGTAGATAATATTATCCCACATACGAACCTGATAAAAAACATCATTAAAATTTACTTTGGCATCAAATGCCATTGTAATCGCAAGTTCAATGAGTTTCATTTTATCTTCTAAACGGTCAACAAGTTCCACATCAATGATGTTATACTCAATAAACTTTTGCCAGTTATTTGTATAAAATTCTTTAAATGTATCAAACTCAGAGTGATCCAGTTTCTTTTGACCAAGTTCTACTTCAGCAATATAATCCAAACGATAGGATTCCTGTGCTTTATAAGTAAACTTCTTATAAAGATCCAGATAATCTAAAACAGTTACACCACCAATATCAAATACTGTATGTTTACGTCCATTAATATAAATTTCATCCTCAGTTACAAGTCCCCAAGGAGAAAGTCTCTTCATTGTCTTTTCATTGAGAATTCTATTGAGACGCTTGGCAATATATGGAATATCATATAATTGAACATTCCATCCAGTAATAACTTCTGGAGTTTGTTGTGACCAATAATGAATAAAAGAATTTAGAAGATCATATTCAGAGTTACATTGAACATATTTTACATTTTCTTGCTTATTTTCAAAAGGTTTAATTCCCCAAGTTATAATCCTTTTGGTATTATAATTTTGAATAGAGATTGCAAGAATTTCTTCAGAACAAGATTCAACATCGGGGAATCCTTCTTCTGATGCAACTTCAATATCAAGAGTTATAAGTTTGATTTTGCTAATATCAAACTTAATTTCATCTTCTGGATATTTTTCTGAAATATATTGATAAACATATCTATCTTGCCCATATACATCAAATCCTTCAACATCTTCATACCTTTTAAAAAATTCCCTACAATCTTTAACTGTTCCCGGTTGAATCACCTCAACCGGTTCTCCGCTTAATGTTTTATACTTAGTTTCTTTTTTAGTTTTTACAAAAAGAGTTGGAGTAAATTCTTCTCTTGTTTCAAAATTTTCTCCATTTTCATATCCACGAATCAAAACTTTATTTCCAATTAACTGGACATTAGTATAAAATTTCATTTAATAAGATCCTCATATTTTTTCATTAATAAATTATTTGGATCAACAATTGTTAAGATTTTGTCAGAATGTATCATAAAGGTATTCTGTGATGAATATTCCATCATCCAAGGAACTAATATTTTATCATTAGTAATTAAAAAAGGCTCAATTAATTTACAATCAGGTTCACCTAACTCAGATCCAACTTCTTCAATCTGAGTTATTAGAATTTCCTTGTTCAGAAGAACTAAAATCTTTATCATTTTCGTTTCCATAATTCAATACATCCTCTAAATACATTTCTTTAAGTTTTTCTACAGGTTCAACCATTGTAACAACCCACTCAGTAGTTAATGGAATTGTTTTATCTTTGCTTAGTGGCATCCAAGGATACAAAGAAACTTGAAATGCTGCTTTTTGATTTTGTTCAACTTCTTCAGTTAATACATTTGGATTTCGCATTTTAACAATACAAGGTTTAGTTAAAAAATATCCAATAACTAAATCATCTTTAACCATTTCTTGAATATCTGCGATTAGATCTTCTCCAGATTTCAATAAAACAAGTTTTACAGTCATAGTTTTCCCATACCTTTTAGTATTGTAGCACAAAAAAAGGGGAGGCACAACTGGTTTTTGCCAGTTACCTCCCTGCGACAACGATAGTTAGCTCAATATTATTTATTTAAGTTCATATACCTTTCTCTTTTGGTGTTCTGGAATAACTCTATTTAATTTGACAGTCAGTAGTCCATCTTCAAAAGAAACATCACCAACGACCACATCATCAGAAAGAGTCCAGGTGCGTGTGAATGCTCTCTTTGCCAATCCCTGATGTAGGTATTGATCTTCAGAATCATCCGCTTTCTTTGCTTGCACAAAGAGTTTATTCCATTCGGTGGTGACTTCAATATCTTCTTTTTTGTATCCGGCAAGTGCAATTTCTAATCTAAAGTCAATACTACTTTCTTTGATTAGATTATATGGTGGATAGTTTGTGTGCGTCTCAAAGGCAGTATCAAACCTTCTAAACCATTCTTCCATTCCAATACTATTTTTTTGAACATCTAGTAAATACTTTGCAGTTTCTGGTACTGAGAGTGTAAGCGAACTTGTTCCGAACATAATAGACCTCCTTAAAGCGTCTGTAAGTTAATAATGTCCCCGAAGGCAACATCATTAGTATATATTCAGAACATAAAAAAAGCGGGATGTTGTTTCCCGCACATTTTTATTCGGTTTCCTGTTCCTTACTACGTTTACCAATATTATATTTTTGTTCCAAAATCCAATCTCCCTTATCCTTATAAGCAAGAACTTTGATTTGATTTAGAGGAGCAATATCTGTCACAGAATCTGGATTTACGATAGTTATAAGTCCCCAATCAGCAAGTAGACGAACAATACGATTACGTCTTTGAACATCATTCACAGTCAGATTAGCATATTTACCATCCAAAGCAAATAATTCTTTGAAATGTACAATATAATATCTACCTTGCTTGTGAAGAATATGGCAAGATTGGTATATTTTTTTCTCTTTGCGAGATGCGACTCCGATTCGTGTTAAAGTCTCACGAACTTTTAAAAAATCATCAGGTTCATTTAAAATCACCTCAACCATCTGGTCTTGTGACCAATGAACTTCAGGTTCTACTGTTGTATGTGCAGTAGTCATTTTGTTCCTCCAGTATCAAGTCGTTGTTTAATAAAGTTAATTTGGTCTTTTGATAAAATTTTCAGAGATTGGGATGCCTTTTCATTACTATAATTATAGTATTTTTTTACGCATTCTAAGTCTGTGACTTTATCCTTTCGGAGCCAAGGAGAATATCTTTTCCTTTTCCTTAGACTATTTAGATAAAATGAATATTGCATATCTTTATCTAAAGAATGATGAAGATTCATTTCATTAGCAAATAATATACAATCAATATGACCAGATAAACAACGATTAATTATATAAGGTGCATAATCTTTTTTTGCATTGGGGTCTTCATTCATCAGATTCTGCTTTGACTGATTGATTGAATTCAACCAGTCCTTCAGTTCGTAAGTCATAATTTAATAGCAAAAGTTCTTTTCTTTGTTTTTGATCGCGCATATATTCACCAACAGAACGCATTGTATAAGTTAAGTCAAACTCATATGCTTTCCAGTCTTTTCCAGAAAAACGATCCTTTACAAGTTGGTCTGAATTATAACTCACCATCATATTCATATTTGTGTTATTACAAACTTCGGCAAACTTATCGTGATCAAATCCCTTATGAATTTCTCCATTCTTTCCATAAAGATTATCTTTAATATCATAAGGAGGATCTAGATAGATAAAAGTATTTTTATCATCAGTCAACATTTGCTCATAAGATTTATTGGTAATCTTCCAATTTCCAATAAGTTCTCCATATTCAGGAAGTTTCCCAATTCCCCTAGTAGAAAAATTACTAATAGATGCCTGTTGAGAAAAAGATGAAGATGATGTCAACCCAGAAAAAGAACATTTATTGGCAACATAAAAAGCAGCAGCTCTTTCCAGAGCACTAGATTCTGTTCCGTTTGCAATCTCTACTGACTTGTGAAACAAGTCTTTTGCAGGATAAAAAAGAGTTCCTTTATAATCTTTATCATCTGCTTTTTTTACTTTCTCCTTCTCAACTTCTTCAGGATCTGGATTGGGATGCTTATCCTTAATATCCATTAGTAGATCATGAAGTTCATTAGGTTGATATCTTAACTGGCACCAAAAATTATATAAAGGTTCGTAAAGATCATTCACCCAAATATTCAAGTTTGGATACTTCTTTGTAATGTGAATTGCAACACTTCCACCACCAAGGAATGGTTCACGAAACTCATCATAGTCTCGTAGATCTGGAAAGTATTGGTCCATCTTGGCGCAGGCACGGGACTTGCCGCCAGGATACCTTAAACAGGTTTTTAGTTGTTTTTGACTAAATGGAGTTTTCATACCAATTGCTCAATTAATTCATAAAGTTTAATAGAAAAATCTTGCTTTTCTGCCGGAATAACATTTTTTGCCAGAAAAGTAATATCATCACAATCAACTCTAAACCCAACATTTGCATCCTTAAGAATTGCATTTTTTATACAAGCATCCCAAGAACAAATTCCAACACTATAATTTTTAGTATCCCATAGAAGCATATAATCAAAGGTTTTTTCTGGAAGACCCAAATTTTTGCCCTGAAAATTCTTTAAGGTAATTTCTTTAGTGTAAGGTACGGTTTTTTGAAATAACCCATCCATCCCTTTAGATTCATAATTTAGTTTATCCAAAATACCAATAAAATCTTTTCCATTTTCAGTATCTCCAACATATTTCAATTGTCCTCCACTATACTTAGCAATAGCAATTTCTTGAACTTCTGCTCGTAATGGTCTTGTTTGATTTCGTTTAAGTCCTTCAGTAGATTTAATTACACCAAAAATAGAAGAAAAATCAAATAATTCAAAGTTGATCATAATTGGGTTGGTTATATTTCAAGTATTCAAAAAAAGTTAATTTCATTTCTTTATTAGTCATTCCACAATGTCTTGCTGCTTCTGGAAGATTCCACTTAGCACGAAAAAGATTTTCATTTGATTCCTGAACATTTTGTGGAGTAGTTTTAACTTTACCCTCTTTAAGGTCTTGATAATTAAATTTCATTTAAACTCACACTTCATCATTTTTTTTCTGTATATCAATGATACTGGGTTTAACATCTTTTTTTGGAGTATTTAAACGAGTAAATCCAGACTCTTCAATTTTTTTATACCAAGTATTACCAAAAAATTTAGTAGCAGATACTTTTTTTGGATTTACTCTTATACTTCCACCTTTATTTTTACTCTGCCACTGCACATTTTTAGATTTGCCAGGAGGCAGTTTTATTAAAGTATCTTTGGGGTCTTCAAATTCTACTTCTTCACAACAAACATATACCAAAAAAGAATTACTCAATTGTTCATCAGTTGGAATTTTATCATAAGTATAAACATAATGTAATCCAAAACCCTCTCCTTCTCTAGGATGAACTTTTTTTTGAAGAAGTTTTGTTGCAGCGTCTTTAAGAATAATATTTCCAAAATCATCCATCTCATATATTTTATTTTTACGATAACGTTGAGAAGGATGAGGAATGCTATACCAATTAACTCTAATATCACTACCGTCCTCTATCAATGTATCTTGCAATAGGTTAGCGCATGTACATGTTCCAACGTGTGGCGCAAATGCGTCCTTAAAAACATACTTAATTTTTTTCATTTAAAACTACACTCACACATAATTTCAGTTAATGCTGCAAGAAGATTAATTTCCTGATCTGCTACAAATGCAATTTGATACTGATACTTAGCAATAATAAGTACAGCAGCAGGAATAGTGGAGGGCACCAGAGAGTCGTAAAGTGAATCATAGACTCTACGGAGAATAACACTAGAATCGTTATCCAAATTGGAAACAACCCATTTACGAACTTCTGCAAAGTTTTTCTCCTTAAGATACTTAATTAGATCATTTACTGAAACGTCTGAAAAAGATGCCAGAATTGCTGCGTCAATTTTGCCCCCCACCGAATACCTTTGACATTCGTTAAGAATTCTTCTCCAATCGGGAAAGTGCTTGTTGATGAGTTCTGCAAGGACTTTTGCATCAAATTCTACTTGCTCGTGAACGAGAATTGTTTGAAGTCGCTTGAAGAATTCTCCTGCAAGTTGAGGCTTTTCTTTTCCTTTGATTCCAAACTCCACAACGGCACAACGGGAATGAAGGGGTTCAATGATTTTGTTTTTGTAGTTACAGGTGAAGATGAATCTACAGTTACTACTAAACTCCTCAATAGACGCCCGTAAGAGGAGTTGAACATCGCTGGTTGTGTTATCTGCCTCATCAATGATGATAACTTTGTGTTTAGCAGTTGACGAAAGTGAGACGGTCGAAGCGAAGTTCTTCGCATTGTTTCTGACAGTATCAAGGAATCTACCTTCGTCGGATCCATTGATGACATAAAAATCTACTCCCAATTCATTACATAATGCCTTTGCTACCGTAGTCTTTCCACAACCAGCAGGACCAGCAAGAAGAAGATTTGGCATCTCTCCGTTATTTACAAAGTTCTGAAATGTCTTCTTGGTTGTGGCAGGTAAAATACAATCTTCAATGGTCTTTGGACGATATTTTTCTGTCCATAGAAATTCATCACGCATAATCAAATCCAATCAGGTTTCC